CATATCCTGTTGCATTGAGATTACTCGTAAATTCGTTTATCTTAAATGGCATTTCTACTTTCTCTCCAGACCTTCTGTTTACTTGCTTTTGCAAACTGTTCAACAGGAAGGAAAAGTGCCATATCCCATTGAGTCGCATTAATCTCTATAAATCTTGATCTAACATGACTTGTCAGATATCTCTTAACAGTAGGTTTAAAGAAACGAAAACGAGCTGCTCCATTTAAAACATTATAATTCAATTTCAATCGTGTTGACTCATCATACCTTTTATTCGTTGATAACCCATAGAGGGCATCCATAAGTTGAGCCCTTAATCGTGGTGGAAGATAATGTAGATTGATTCCCATGAACCCACCTTCTGCTTTCTTGAAAGGAAAGATTAAAGGAAACCTATCATAGTAGGGTAGGTCTTTTTTTGTCTTTGGATCATATGCAAAGAAATACATTCTTCCCATACGAACACGTTCTACAGCTTGTGACTTTGCTTCCGAGCGTATTTTGTTAGGAGTAATAGATGTCTTCCTTGCTTGAGTGCGAAACCAATCTCTTGACTTACGTTCTTTTGCAGGGAGTTTCCCTAAGGCTGCTCCTTTTTCAAGTATCTTATCGAATGTAAATGCTGGCATTTAAAACAAATCTTTTTCTGTTACTATGGTAAATTTCCATTTTCTTTCTTCACAAAACTTTCTTGCATACTTCCATTTGTAACTATTTATACCCCAATTTTTTACTTCTGTAATATATCTCTTAGTTTTTCTTGATTTAACTTTGGGCTCCATCGTTTGAGCATAGGGTTTGACCTCTACCATATGAGTCTCAATCAGTTTTTCTTTGGTTCTTACTTCGATAAGAAAGTCAGGAAAGTATCTGTGCCATCTTCCATCAATGGGAGATTTGTAGGGAACAGCCAATTCTTCACTCTGCCATTTCAATACATTCTCATTGAGATCGAAGTATTTCATGGCTTTAAGCTCCCATGAAGAACGAAAAACAATATTTGTTGGGTCGCCTTTGTACTTAATAGGGTTCTTTGGGCTATATTTCCCCTGATAATATTTTGTCATTGTATATTTACTTATAAATAGTTTTAATCAATCTCACTAAGGTATATTTATCTCATGGTAAAAATAAGCAAAGTCTTTGACAAACTAGAATCATTTGCAGATGATAAATTACAAAAACTTAATGTTAGAGGTGGAAACAATCCACTTATTTTCCCAACAGAGATAGAGAACGTGGGACAGTTCATTAAGTTTTCTGTTTTTAAAGAATATCAGTTTCAAAGAGATGCTTTTGAAAAGGCTGAAATTGTAGGTACTGTTGTTCTTCCGCTTCCTTCGAGTCTTGCAGCTTCATATTCATCAGAGTATGCAAATGAGGAAATGGGAGTTTTTGGAGCTGCAGCTGCACAAAATGCTGGAGCATTAGATTTTAGTGGTGACTTAGCAAGTTCTGCTTCAAGTCTTAGTAATTTTGCAGGGGGGGTAAAGGATAGTGTTGGAGCTAAAGGACTTGCATCTGTGGCTGCACAAGCTGCAAGTACAGAGGCGGGCGGAGTTATTGGTTCAATGATTGGTGGTATTACAGGAGGTGTTGCTGGAGCTGCTGTCGGTCAAACCATTAAAGGTGCATTTGCTGGAAAAGGAGTGGCACGAAATCCACACATGGCCGTTCTCTTTCAAGGAACAGGATTTAGAACACACGCATTTAGTTTCAAACTTGTACCATCAAGACAAGAAGAATCAAGAACAATTACAAAAATCATAAGAACTTTTAAACACGCAATGGTGCCTGAGTACATAGAAGCAAATCACTTTTTTAGATATCCTCAACAGTTTCGAATTGAACTAAGCAAACCAGACCACCTTTTCAAATTTCAAACTTGTGTTCTCACAGGATTCAATGTAAACTATCATGGAGAAGGAGCTGCTTTCTATCACTCTCTTGAAAATGGTGAAGAAGCACCTGTTTCCGTTACAGTAGAAATGAACTTTACGGAGACAAGAATTATCACCAAAAAAGAAATAGATGAGGGATTATAATGGCACATTATTTTCGACCCTTTCCAAAGATAGATTATGATCTCAAGAAAAATGGGAAACCAACATCTTTGACAAATATCACTCTTCGTTTTAAAGTCGCAGAGGTTCTAAAGAATCAAGCAGTCATCTATTATGATTATCGAACTCAAGATGGTGATAGACCTGATGTGATTGCAGAATTGTACTATCAAGATTCGACTCTTGATTGGTTAATCTTAATGATTAATGATATCATTGACCCACTGTTTGAATTTCCAAAGTCTCAACTTGATTTAGAAAAATCCATTAGGAATAAGTACGGAAGTATTTCAGAGGCTCAAAGAACAATTCATCATTATGAAAAGATATTAAACATACAAAGTGTTTTATCGGATGGTACAGTTATTCCCGAAAGAACGATAAACATAGATCAGACAACATATAATTCTTTGGCAAGTACTGTATTAGAGGGAGAGACAGGATTTGTCAATGTAAGAAGAGAAGTTACTTCTTATCAGTATGAACAAGACCTCAATGATGAAAGAAAAAACATTAAGATTTTAGATGAGGTTTATGTTCCTCAAGTGCTTGCAGCCGTACGAGGTATCTTTGCATAATGAGCAATCGTGAGTATAAACAATTTGGTATTGACGTACAGTCAGTCTCACTTATATCTTATAAGAGAACAGAAGAAACTCTTATTGATATAAAAGGTATGTGTTTTTCAATTTCTTTGTATGAAGATATTATGGGATTTGTATCTATTAATGTTGGTGTTAAAGATGCAATTGGTATCATAGAAAGGTTGCCTTTAATTGGTGACGAAAAAATAGTTATCTCTTATAAGACACCTTCTCTTGATGATTACATTGAAGTAGAATTTGATGTCTATAAACATAGTGTGTTGAATAGAGAATCGGAGAGGACAAGAAGTTACGTTATCTATGGTGTTACTCCCGAAACAAAGATTGACCTTGTTTCAAGTGTTGATGAAGTTTATAAGCTCTCAGGAAGTGAAACTGTCAATTCGATATTTCAATCATTCTTTTCAAGCAAAAAAACTATTCCAAATCCAAAAGAGATTGAAGTAAGTGAAAGTTTTGGAACACAATATTTTTCTGGAAATGGAAGAACACCTTTTTCTTTTATAAAGTATATTGCACAAGAATCTGAATCAGAAAAGTATCCAGCTTCAAACTACAGTTTTTATGAGACTCTTGAAAAAAAATATTATTTTAAAACATTTGACGAGCTTTTAGATGGGGAAGCAGTACAGAATTTCTATTTGTCTGATTCGGGAAAAAAAGAAGATAGAGAAAAAGAAGAATCAGATTCAATTCATCCGTATCAAGTTATAACAGATGTCGGTGTAGAATCAGGAATAAACGGATTGACAAAAACAGTTGCTGGTGGATATAGAAATGCCGTTAAGGTGGTCGATCCTATTTCCAAAACCTTTACTGAAGAAACTTTTGATTATCTTAAAGATACTAAATTAAAACAGTTATCAAAACACAAAATAATTCCAGAAGAAATGTCTTTTTTGAAGGATAACACAGAAAACATTCACACAAGATTGATTCGAGGAGCTGTGTATTCTGAAGATGGGTATATAGGAAGTAATGTCACAGAAGAAACTGATCCACAATACTTCTATCCAAGACGAAGACATCGCTTTGCACATTTAGATGTTGCATCAAGAGCTCTTTTTGATAATATATCAATGAACTGTACAGTATCAGGAGTGAGTGACTTACACGTTGGACAAGTTGTAAATATTTTTATTCCTCAAGAATCAAATGATGAAGAAATGTTGAAAATGTATAATCTATTTTATGGTGGTCAAATAACAACTGGCGGACAGTCAGATGCGAAGTTTCTTGTTACCAAGATTGCACACATTATAAACTTTAATCAAGATACATATACAACAACATTTACTTGCGTGAAGAATAGTTTTGCAAGTAAGATAGAAACTGAGCCAGAGAGAGTGGGATAATATGCAAGAATATCTTGGAAAAGACGGATTTGTTTGGTGGACAGGAGTTGTTGAAAGTCGATATGATCCTTTACAAATTGGTCGGTGTAAAGTAAGATGTATGGGATGGCACGATGAAGATATTGATAAACTTCCTACAAACGATTTGCCGTGGGCTCAACCATTACAACCTATTACTTCAGCTGCATTAAGTGGTATTGGAACATCCCCGACAGGACTTATTGAAGGTTCGTGGGTTGTTGGATTTTTTATGGATGGAAAACAAGCACAGTTTCCAATCATTATGGGTTCGATTGCTGGTGTATCGGGAGAGGGTGAAGTTATGGGTACGGGGTTTCGTGACCCTACAGGAGTATATCCTCTCAAATCATTTGAAGGAAAACCAGATATTCCTATTCTTTCAAGAGGAGAGTTGGCATCAGATGAAGAAGCTCCAACATATAAAGCAAAACATGATTCACGATTAGAAAATATACCAATTGCACGAGCAAATCGAGTTGACTCTGTTCTTGATACAGGGGACAAAGACGAAAGTTTATTTAAAGAAGATTCCACATACAATGAGCCCTTTCCTCGATACGGAGGACAAGAAGATATACCAGAAGGATTGAACGCATCATCATATCCTTTTAATCATGTTACAAAAACAGAGAGTGGTCATGTCTTTGAGGTTGATGATACTCCAAAGGGAGAAAGATTGCATCGACAACACGCAAAGGGAACATTTGAAGAGATACAGCCTGATGGAACAAGAGTTACAAAGATTGTTGGGGAGAACTATGAGATATGTTTGAATGGCTCCAACATCTATATTAAAGGTGGACAGAATATAACAGTTAGTGGAGATGCAAGGATTCTAACAAAAGGAAATTATGTGCATGAAGTCGAAGGAGACTATATGCTAACTGTTAACGGAGACTATATCAAGAAGGTCAATAAAAATGATGTGAAGGAAGTTAAGAGTGATGTCTCTGTGAATATTGAAGGAAAATCAAGTGAGACTGTTGGAAAAACTGTTACAAACACATATAAAGAAAATCTCTATACAGGAGTCAAAAAGAATACTGATCTTGTAGTCGAAGGAACTTTAAATGAAAAGGTCACTAAAGATGTTACTCTTACTTCGGAGAAGGGTGTCAAAATTATAGCATATGAAAGTATTGATATGGGTGCAGTTAAAAACTTAAATATTGCAGCTGCTCAAAAACTAAATGTAAAAGGTATTGGAGATGTGAAAATTAAAGGAGACACAATTACAATGTCTCAGCCAGATGATACTGTTGTTACAGTCTCGGTCACAGGAACAGTTGATTCATCAGTAGATGTTCTTGGTGGCGATGATGATATCAGTCTTGTGACTCACATACACTCACAACCTGATACGGGCGCAGATGCAACAAGTCAAGGTGATACAGGAGCTCCGAAAAATTCATGAGTATATGCGGTCTAAGTAAAAAATTAGAAGAAGTCTCTGCTCTTGTTGATGGAGTAAAGGGTAAAGTTGAGGAATTGGTTTCAGATGCAACTGAAGGTATTGCAGCTCAAATTGACACTCTCAAGTCACAACTTGACGGCAAGATTGGACAGTTGAAAGGAAAACTTGAGGGACTAATTCCAGAGATTCCTTTTGATGTAGACTTTCCAAATCTACAAGCTGAATTTGGTAATCTTCAAAATGCACTAAAAGACTTAGATGTTGGTAATGCAAGTGCTATCATTGCAAAAATGAAAGTAACCTTTAAGGATGTTGATATTGATATTGATGGACTTGTTGATCAACTTAAACTTGATCTTGGGAATTTTGACCCTTGTAAAAGCATTCCGAATATTAGTATTTCTCTTGATGGGCCTCTCATTAAAGGATTGCCGACAGAGATTCCAATAAAAGAAATTGAAAAACTTACAGCTTCTTTAGAGGATGTAAGTGAAGAAGTTCTCAATAAAGTAGATGGATTGGTAGATGAAACCAAAAAACTTCTTGAAGAAAGAGAAAAACAGTTATTTGATAAGGGTATTGTTATACCAGAGACTATAGTGATAACAACAGCTGTGATGCCTAAATTTGAAAATACTCCAAAAACAGTCTCGCAAAAACCAGAAATAGAACCTAGGCCAGTTGGGGTGTTCGGTGATTATGATTCTAACTTTAGTGAGTCTGGATTGAATACGAGTCAATGGGATTATAGGTACAGTAAAACACATAATCCAGATGG